TCAAAAATACAGAGGACTATATAAAATCATTTGCCCAGAGCAAACTGGTTCAGTATTTCCTTGAGTCGTATGAGACTGTAAGAAGCAGGGGATTTGGAGAAAGTTCTCAGGTTCGCTCTAGTGGCGCAGGTGGTGAGTCTTTGAATGTAAAGGTAGAAAACAAAGGTCTTGATATAAACCTATATGGCAATTCTTACCTAGAAGCTGTTGACGAAGGAACAGCACCATTCTCACCTCCGCCAGAAGCGATAATAAACTGGTTAAAAACAAAGCCAGTTACACTTAAAGACTTTAAGACGGGCAGAGAACTAGATAGAACTCCAGCCAACCTAAGAAGCGTTGCGTACAAAATAGGCGATTCTATAAGAGCTAATGGTATCGCACCAGCAAACTACATAAAAGAAGTTGTAGAAAGAGGTTTTGATGAGATATTAAATGGAATTACAGAACCACTCGGTAAAGATGTAAAAGAAAAACTAGATACAATATTAACAAAAGTAGGTTATGTCAAGCAAGGAGATAACTGGGTATTGAAAACAAAATAGAAAACTATGGCAAATATATTATTACGCTCACCTCAGTATAAGACTGCAAGCACATCAGGTGTGGCTTCAGCAAAGCTGACTATAAGTATTGATAGTGTGCTTAGATATACAATAATTAAGAATGCTATAAACAATAGGGTTGTATTTGAAATATCAGAACTGTGTAGGGATTACATAGAACACTATTTTACGCAAACTAATCCAGCAGAGACAATATCCATAAACACAACGATTACAGAATATAATGCTGCTAATGGCGGAGGAAGTGTAATAAATACTGATATAAATGCAGACACAGGTTTTGATGGATATGGATTATTTACAGGGAGTGTAAATCCAACAATACCATCGTCTCAAATATTGCAATCTAATACAGATATTTACTTACCACCCGACACAGCTTCTTATATTCCATATAATTTTTTAGGTGGTAAATACACAATAGCATCTACTGTCGCTGATGGAACTGTAATAGGGGTTGGACTATCTCCTACAATTTATTTTACAGTACACAGAGTTTGCGACCCAAAGTTTGGTTCATCTAAGATTACCTTTCTAAATAGATTCGGTGCGTTACAAGAAATGTACTTCTTCCACAAGTCTACGGAGGATATAACTACGACTAGCGAGAGTTATAAGAGAAATATATTTGATTACGCTAATACTAATTACAGCAATACTGACCATCAGATGCAGAAGTTTAATACTAATGCCGCAAAGAAAACAACACTAAACACGCCTTTTGTTGCAGAGCAATTCAATGAGGCAATAGAAGAGCTAATGCTTAGTGAGTATGTATGGCTAACTCAAGGAAGTGTAACTCATCCTGTTACACCGTCTACAAAATCACTAAGATTCAAAACATCTGTAAACGACAAGTTAGTTCAATACACTATTGAGTTTGACCACACTTCAAGTGTAATAAACAATGTTAGATAATGAATAAAGTTTTATTGTACATAAAGGATTCTGATGGCACTTTTCAAGAGGTTGACCTGTTTGAGGATGAAACTATAACCGTAACATCTAAGATACAAGATATACGAGATATATCTAAAATATTTACCGACTTCTCTCAATCGTTTACGCTTCCAGCATCAAAGAAAAACAATAAAATATTTAAGCACTTCTACAACTACAACATATCAGAAGGTGCGTTTGATGCCAGAAAGAAAGTTGATGCGATAATAGACGTGAATTATATACCTTTTAGAGAAGGAAAGATATTCCTTAATGGTGTTAAAATGAAAGATAATGCGCCATTTGCCTACAACATAACATTCTTTGGAGATACAGTAAATCTAAAGGATGCGTTAGGAGATGATGAATTGAGCGTTCTTGACTTATCGGCATTTGACCACGATTATGATTCAGATGCAGTAGAAGCGGGGCTTACGACTGGCGTAAATTTTAGTGGAAACACCACGTCTGTTATATATCCTCTTATAACACACACTAAAAGACTTTACTTTAACTCTGACCATAGTCATAGTTCCGATACTATTATAGGGGATTTGTCTTACGATAATGGGACTGTAAGTGAAGCTGTTGCACTAACATTTGATGACTTAAAACCAGCTATAAAGGTAACTGATATAATTGACGCTATTGAGGCGAAATCTTCTTACGGATTAACATTTGCATCTGGTTCTGCTAATAACTTCTTTGAGAGTACTGCTATAAGCAACCTTTATCTTTGGTTAAGTAAAACAAAAGGTATTTTAGGTGGGCAGGAGGGTAATGCCGAATTTACTAGGGTGATTGGTGATTGGTCTCACGATTCAAGCACAGATGATGTTTGGGATATAGACCCATCTAACGGACAGAATCTTTCATTAGATATTTCTTATTTCCCTTATCCATTAGCAAACGTTAAATCAACAATTACCATCACGCCTTCTTCTAGTTATATAAACATTGAATATTCAATAGAGATGCTTGTAGATGGAACGGTTGTATCTACTGTATCGGGGGTAAAAGGGGAAAATGCACTTATACACACAGAGACCGCAGGAGATTTAATACAACAATCATCAGTAGTAACTTTTAGGGTAAAATCAAAACAGGTGCTTGTCTTTGAACCATTCTTAAAAACAGAAATTGATGGTTCTGGTTTAGACTTAAGGGGAGATTATACTTGCACTTCGCAAAGCATAGTTTCCTCTATAATCGTGTCTGACCAAATGCCAAAGATGAAAGTAATAGACTTTTTGACTGGGCTATTTAAGTTATTCAATCTTACCGCATTTATAGAGCAAGATAGAAATGATGCTAATTACGGCAAAATTAAAGTGGTAACTCTTGATGACTTTTATGATTCACCCTCAACATTCGACATAACCAAATATGTTCATTCATCTGAAACCGATATTGAATCTACTATACCATTTAGCGAAATAGACTTTGAATACAAAGAAGGTAAAACGCTTCTGATGAAGCAACATAAGGAAACTTTCAATGATGAGTTCGGAAACGAAGAGTTTATGCCATCAGGAGTAGATAGAGGTAAGCCATACAAAGTTAGCGTTCCGTTTGAGCATTTTAAGTTTGAGCGATTGATTGATGAGAACTCATCTGGTATAGGTAAAACTCAAATACAATGGGGATATTCAGCAGGAGAAAACTTTAAGCCAATAGAGAACCCAAAGACAGGTCAACCATCCGCCAACTTTGAACCTGTTCTTACAGCACCAATGCTTTTTTATGGTATTAGAATAACCAATATTACAGACGGTGAGGGTATAAACTTTAATGGCACTACTCACGATGATTTACTAAACTACTGGAAACCATCTAATACAAACGAAACTGGGACTAACGATATAGATGAATATACAGAGAACGGAACTACAACGTCAACATCAAGCGGTAAACTTGTAGATAGTGGCAAGACATTTACTACAAGCATCACTCAAAATAGCGATGGTAACTACGATAACTATTTTGTAAAGAATACTGATGATACTACATTAACTAAAATAACTGCTGTTGATAGCGACACCACACTTTCTTTAGCTGACGATATATTTGTTAGCGGACAAGATTACATTATATATAAAGCCCCAGAATATACATTGAACTTTGATAACGAAATTGATGAATGGAGTTTTACCGATTATGGCGGTCAATCTAATTCCTTGTTCAAGAACTTTTATAAAACATACATAGAAGATGCGTTCAATGCCAAGAAAAGAATATTTAAGTTAACGGCACAATTACCAAACAGAGTATTACTTAACTATAAATTGAATGATAGGTTTCAGGTTGGAGATAAAGTATTCACTATAAATTCAATCAACACAAACCTAAGAACAGGTGAGTCTGAACTGGAATTACTAAACGTATTATGATAAAGCAGATTATAGATTTATTGCAAGTATCTGATTGGTATGGCATATCTCATAACATAGACATTGCCAAAGGAATGTATAGGGGATGCTCTAATTGGGATGATGTAAAAAGACAGATAGAAAGAGTGAAACAATCTAAAGCATACAAGAATGGCTGAACAAAAGATACTTATATCTATAAACATAAACGATAATGCTTCTGACCCGTTAAAGAAGCTAGGTAAGGATTATAGTAAACTTAATGAAGAGCAGTTAAAGCAGCTAAAAACGCAAAGACAAATATCGCTGCAAAATAGAGAGATAGTAGCTGGGATAGACCAAGAAATTATAGCTACTAACAAGAAAGCGTCAGCTACTAAAAAAGCAAGAACTCAAGCTGGATTAAATAATGCTATAATACTTGAAACAGGTCGTTTAGCCTCAGATGCAAGTTATGGGTTTACGGCAATGGCAAACAACTTGTCTCAATTAACCTCATTGTTTGGTAGTTTTGCTGAGACAAACGGTGGTGTTATAAAGTCATTTAAACAACTAGGTAAGTCCTTAATGGGTACTGGTGGTGTGTTGCTACTTGTTCAGTTGTTCATTGCAGCTCTTCAATCTGAAAGAGTAGCTGAATTCGCAAGAAGTTTGATGGGTATGTCAAAGGCAGCAAAACTTGTTGCTGATTCCTTTAGTAAAGCCAATGACGAGTTTGGAAAGCAACTGGGCTTTTTAAAGACTATGGAAACTCTACTTAATGACACTAATGTGTCTCAAAAACAAAAAGCCGTTATATTAAAGAGAGTTTCTAAGGAGCATAAAGATTTAAATGTAGAATTAGATGAAGAAGGTAAGTTAACTGAAGAATCTACACACCAAATAGACTTATATGTACAGGCTTTAGAGAAAAAGGCAAAATCACAAGCTCTTTTAAATACAATTCAACAAGAGTATGTTAAATTAACGAAACTAGAACAATCCTCAGCAAACGATAACATTGGTGTGATGGACGTTCTTCGAGACAAAGTTGGTAGATTCTTTAAACTTCAGAATGCCAATCTAACATCAACAGAATTAATTGCTAAAGGTGAAGAAAAAAGAAAAGAGGCTATTGAAGATTCAAATAAGGTTATATCTGATTTAACAGAAAAACTAAAAGAGCTTGGTATATCTGACGTAGATTCTGTAAAAAATAGAATAAAAAGAAATAGAGCGTTTAAAGTAGCAGACCTTGATTTTGAGAAAGAAATACAAAAGTCTCAAGAAAGAGTAAGAGCTTTAAGTGTAAAGGATGAGAAAGAGTTAATAAACATAAAGTTTGACGGCATAAAGGAAAGGGCTATCCTTAAACAAAAAGAATTTGAACAAGACCAAAGCAGAAGATTAAAAGAGTTTTTAGCTAGTACCACAGATTTAGACAAGAGAAAAGACGCTCAGGATAGATTTGATGAGGAAATGAGAGCTTCTGCAGAATCTTTAAGTGAGTTCCTTTTTCAGAACAACCAAGAGAGAAACGCTAAAATATTACAACTTACTCTTGAACAGACTACATCTTTAAAAGAGGCTTTTAACAATAGGATTACAGAACTTGCCATATTAAATCAAGAAGAGACAGACGCCTCTATACTAAATGAAGGTATAAAGGCTAGAAACATGCTTGATTTGGAGATGGAGATAAATCAATTTAAGATTGATAACATTCAAAAGAGACTAGATACGGAAGAATTAACCTTTAAGAAGAGAATGCAACTTGAACAGGAGCAGACTAAACTTGAGGATGATAACGCTGGTAAAAGAAAAATAATAGCAGAAACTGAGGCTAAAGCAAAAATTCAGTTATTGGATGTAACCGCAAGTGCTTTAAGTGCATTTGGTAAATTAGCTGGTAAAGAGACTGGAGCGGGTAAAGCATTAGCCGTAGCAGGAACATTAATATCAACTTACCTTTCAGCTCAGAAAGCATTTGAATCACAGTTTAAGCCAGTAGCTATTGTTGATTCACCAGTTAGAGGTGCTATTGCTGCTGCTGCTGCTGTGGCTACTGGTATGGCAAATGTAAAGGCTATACTTAAAGTAAAGACACCAAATGATAAATCATCTTCTGCTGGAGCTGCTGCTGCCTCAAGAACAATTCAAGCACCAGACTTTAATGTAGTTGGCGCATCACAGACATCGCAACTAGCACAAACTGTTGCTGGAGAACAGGCAAAGCCAGTAAAAGCATTCGTGGTAGGAAAAGACATTTCAACACAACAAGAATTAGATAGAAATATAACAAACACCGCATCATTCGGTTAATTCAATAGTATGAAGGTAATAGAATTATTTATAGACGAAGAAGGAGAGTTCTCAGGTATTGACGCTATATCAATCGTAGAGCAACCAGCCATAGAAGAGAACTTTGTAGCTCTGAAAGAAGAAATAAAAGTTGAGCTTGCAGACGTGGACAAGGACAAGCGTATTCTTATGGGTGCTGCACTTATACCGAACAAGAAAATATATAGAAGAGACAAAGAGGACGAATATTATATATACTTCTCTGAAGATACGGTCAGAAGAGCATCAGAGTTATTCTTGATGAAAGGAAACCAAAACAAGTCAACTCTTGAGCATCAGGCACAGCTATCAGGAATGTCTGTTGTAGAGTCTTGGATAATAGAGGATGAGCAGTATGACAAGTCTCGTAAGTATGGACTAAAAATGCCAGTTGGTACTTGGATGGTATCAATGAAAGTAAACAATGAAGATGTTTGGCAAGACTACGTTAAGACAGGTAAGGTAAAAGGGTTCTCAATAGAGGGTTATTTTACCGATAAAGTTGCTATGTCAATGATTCATAAGGAGAATGATGCTGCTGAGGTACTCTTAGAGATTGCAGATAGCATTGAAACTGGTAAACTAAACCTAAAAACATACGGAGACTACGGAAGTGGAGTTAGAAACAATGCCAAAAGAGGTATTGAGCTAAATAAGAAGGTAAATAACCGTTGCGCAACCTCTGTGGGGAAAATAAGAGCGCAGCAGCTCAGTAGGGGTGAAAAACTGAGTGTGTCCACGATTAAGAGGATGTACTCATATCTTTCAAGGGCTGAAACATACTATGATGCAGGCGATTCTAAGGCTTGTGGCACTATTTCATACCTATTATGGGGTGGAAAGGCTGGTTTAGCTTGGAGTAGAGGTAAATTAAGAGAATTAGGAGAATTAGACCTATCTGAACTAGATTTAGCGTCTAAAGAGATAGATGGTAGGCTTGCTTACGATACAAAAGAAGAGGCACTAAGAATTGCAAAGGATATTGGGTGTGAAGGGTTTCATGTACATAATGTCGAGGGTAAAGATTGGTATATGCCTTGTAAAGAACACAAATTAGCTGAATACGATGACAAAGGAAGAATTAGAAGAAGCAAGAAAGCTCCAAATTCCGATACTCCAAATCCTAATCCAAAACGAGGAAGTAAGCGCAATCCAAAGGGTGCTGCTGGGAAGTCAAGGGGAGTTACTGTACCCGACAGAGTCTTAAAGTCGTTACAGAAGAAAGCTAATGACTTCAATGAAAAGTATAAATCTAAAAAGGGATATGGAACTACTGTTGGACAACTTAAATCTGTGTATCAGCGAGGAGTTGGTGCTTTCCAAACGTCTCACAGCCCTAACGTAAAGTCAGCAGAGCAATGGGCGCAAGCTAGAGTAAACGCTTATATATACCTTTTAAAGAACGGTAGACCGCAAAATGCTAAGTACACTACTGACTACGATTTATTGCCAAAGAAACATCCTAAATCAAGTAAGAAATGAAAAGTAAAGAGACCGTAGGACAACAAGTACCATCAAACTCAAGAAGAGCTTGTCTATGCAAGGATGGTAGAACATATTCAAGGAGATGCTGTGATGGCACTCTTAGAAGTCAAGGCATAGGAAAAATAAATGCCTAAAAATCTAACAGTACATTAAGTACTTGTTATTTATCTATAACTATAACTGTTAATTAACATAATATGGAGAGTAAAGCTACAAACATTCTAAATGATATTATGCAAAAGCTTTCTGCTATTAGCGAGCCAGAAACTAAAAAGGTTGAGAACATTGAAGTTGCAGCCGAAGAAGTTACTGAATCTCCAGAAGTAGAAGAAGTTGCATTATCTGAGGATTCTGTTGAAGAAGTTGCTACTGAAGAAGTAGAGGCTGCTCCTGAAGCTGAATCAACTGAAGAGGTTGAACTAGCTGAAGAATCTGAAGAAGATAAAGAAGTTACTGAAGTCGAAGAAGATGAGGCGGAAGAGCTAGAAGAAGATTATGTATCTAAACAGGACTTCGATTCTAAAATCGCAGAACTTGAGGATATGATTAAATCTATTAAGGAAGATATGATGGTAGAGTATGACAAGGTAGAAGCTGAAAAAGCTAAACTATCTTCTCAAGTAGAAAAGCTATCTGCTGAACCAGCAGCCGAGCCAATCGCACACGCACCATCACAAAAAACAGAACAAAAAGAGGTGATTAAATTCGGTCAGAATCGCCCTGCTAATACACTTGACCGAGTATTTTCTAAATTAAACTAACAAACAAAAAAGATGAGTACAAGAAATATTCAACTAGACGCAGACAATTCATTAAATAGTCTGACTACAACCTACGCTGGTGAGTTTGCAGGGAAATATATCTCGGCAGCTCTTTTGAGTGGTAAAACTCTTGCTGAAGGAGCTATCACAATAAAGCCAAACGTAAAGTATAAAGAAGTAATCAAAAAAGTTGCTTCTACTGACCTAATCACCGATGCTACTTGTGATTTCACAATTGATGCTGACGTTCTTACATTAACTGAGCGTATTCTTCAGCCAGAAGAGTTCCAAGTTAACCTACAACTATGTAAAAAAGATTTCCGTTCTGACTGGGAAGCTGTACAAATGGGATATTCTACATTTGACAACCTACCTCCAGCATTTTCTGATTTCTTACTAGGGCATGTTGCTGCTAAAGTTGCTGAGAAAACTGAGCAAAACATCTGGGGTGGTGTAAACGCTAACGCTGGTGAGTTTGACGGATTTACAGTTTTAATGGCTGCTGATGGAGATGTAAATGATGCTGCAAATGGCTCTGAAACATCTTTCACATCAGGAAACATTGCTACACTTTTAGGAAATGTAGTTGACGCACTTCCTTCTGCTGTTTACGGTAAAGATGACTTGACAATATATGTACCTACGGTTGCATACCAAGCATACATCCGTTCATTAGGAGGATTTGGAGCATCTGGTTTAGGTGCTGCTGGTACAGATAATAAAGGACAACAATGGTATAACATGGGCAATGCTCTTAGCTTTGAAGGAATTAAGATTCAGCTTGCTAGCGGTATGCCAACAGACCATATCGTAGCTGGACAAGCTTCTAACTTGTTCTTTGGAACAGGATTGCTATCTGACCACAACGAAGTAAAAGTTATAGACATGCAGGATATTGACGGAAGTCAGAATGTTCGTGTCGTAATGAGATTTACTTCTGGTATACAGTATGGTATTGGTTCTGACCTTGCCCTTCTTACTTTAGCATAATAATTGTTTAACTTAAAAGGGTGGTTAACGCTGCCCTTTTTACTAAAAAAATATAAATAATGGCTTGTGATTTAACTGGAGGAAGATTAAGACCTTGTAAAGATGCCGTAGGTGGTATAAAAAAGATTCACTTTGTTGATTTCGGAGACTTAGGAACGCTTACAATAGGTTCTGATGACGAGATTACCGATATGAGTGGAACTTTTGATTATTACACTTATGATGTTAAGGGCAACTCTTCCTTAGAAACAAATATTACATCTTCTATGGAGAATGGAACAACATTCTTTGAGCAGGTTGTAAATCTCACACTATTTAAACTAACTAAAGAGGATAACAAAGAATTGAAACTTATGGCGTATGGTAGACCACACGTTGTTGTTCAGACTTTTGACGATAAATTCTTATTAGTTGGTGCTGATAATGGTGCTGATGTAACTGGTGGTACTGCTGTAACTGGTACTGCTATGGGAGACCTAAATGGATATACACTTACTTTAACTGCAAATGAAATCCGTATGCCATCTTTTGTTGATGGAGGTACTGATGCAAATCCATTCGCAGGTATGTCAAGTGCTACTGCTACTGAAGGAACTCAGAGAGACCCTTCATAAATTTAATAGGGGTATGAATCTAAAAGGGGGCTTAATTGCCCCTTTTTTTGTATCTTTGAAACAAATGAAGTCATTGTTATTACTTTAGTATGCGTGTATTAACAACATCCACAAGCGACCAGACTATTAAGATTGCAGCGAGAAGAGCTGTTCTTGGGGTTCTTAGTCTTGAGATTACAAATAAGTCTACAAGAAGAAAAGACTCTTATCTTTCAGACATTGAATGGCAGCAATATACCGTTAACCCAGAGAATGCAGATTCTAATTGGGAGTTTGATGGTTTTGAATCGTCTCAGGGAGATATATTTTTAGAGATAACAAATAGATACAGTCTTAAAGAGGGTAATTACTATACGCTGAAGTTAATTGATGACAACGGTGAATTATATAGAGACGTTGTATATTGTACAGACCAAACTGATTACGATAAGTACAACCCTAATAAGAATAAATACACACAAGAGAGTAGCTTTGATGATAGCTATATTATATTATGAAAGACGAAAGCACAATACATATTGTACAGTTAGGTTCTTACTCTAAACCAGAGGTAAAGGAATACTATAACGAGGATTGGGTATCTTACGGAGATGATAATGATTATTTTAATTATCTTATAGATAGATACAACGGAAGTCCTACTAATAACGCTGCTATCAACGGCATATCTGAAATGATTTATGGAAGAGGTCTTGATGCAACTGATAGTAAAGAAAAGGAATCGGACTATAAAGAAATGAAGGAGCTTCTTAACAAGAATGTTATTAAGCGCATAACCCATGATTATAAAATGATGGGTCAGGCTGCTCTTCAAGTTATATACACCAAAGACGGCTCTAAAATAGCTAAGGTAGCACACATACCAGTAGAGACGTTAAGAGCCGAGAAATGCAACTCTAAAGGCGAAATAGAAGGGTATTTCTATCATAGTGATTGGTCTAAATACAGGTCAAGTGATAAACTCACAAGAATACCTGCTTTTGGCACTTCAAAACAATCTATTGAGATATTGTACATAAAGCCATATAGAGCTGGTTACAAATACTATTCTCCAGTAGATTATCAAGGAGGTTTACAATATGCCGAACTAGAAGAAGAGATTGCCAACTATCACATAAATAATATTCAGAACGGACTTTCTCCAAGTATGCTTATTAACTTTAATAATGGTACTCCAGATGCAGAGCAAAGGGATGCTATTGAAACAAGCATAATGAATAAGTTTAGCGGTAGTTCTAACGCAGGTCGTTTTATACTAGCGTTTAACGATAGTAAAGAGCTTGCAGCTACTATTGAGCCAGTACAGCTATCAGATGCCCACCAGCAGTATCAATTCTTATCAGATGAGAGTATGCGTAAGGTAATGGTATCACATCGTATAGTATCACCTATGCTTGTAGGTATAAAAGACAATACAGGTCTTGGAAATAACGCAGAAGAATTACAGACTGCTTCTGTTCTTATGGACAACACAGTTATAAGACCAATGCAGGTTACAATACTTGATGAGCTTGAGAAGATACTTGAGTACAACGGAATAAACCTTGACATTTATTTTAAGACGCTACAACCTCTTGAATTTACTGACTTGACTAATGCTATAAGCGAAGCCGAGATAGAGAAGGAAACAGGCGTTAAAAAGGATATAGAAGAGGAAGTCAAAGAAAAGGTAGAGGAACAAATTGAAAATGTAGAATAAAATGCCATCAGCACTATTTATAAAGAGAAGCGACCTAATAAACAATACGGCACTTAGCGGTTCGATTGATACTGATAAGTTTATTCAGTTTATCAAGATAGCGCAGGATATACACGTTCAGAACTATATGGGTTCAGATTTGTACGACAAAATATCAAGTGATATTATAGATGGGACTTTATCTGGAGACTATTTGGATTTAGTGAACGATTACATACAACCCATGCTTATTCACTTTGCTATGACTGAGTATTTGCCTTTTGCAGCATACACCATTGCTAATGGCTCTGTTTATAAAAAGGGAGCTGAGAATAGCACTATTGTAAATAAGGAGGAGATTGATTCTTTAATCGCAAAGGAGAGAGATTATGCCGAGTATTACACACAGAGATTTATAGATTATATGAGCTTTAATGCTCCAAGTAAATTTCCTGAGTATTACAGCAGCAACAATGAAGATGTTACACCAGATAAAAATGCTTTATTTAACGGATGGATGCTGTAAGTAAATATAAACCTAAGAAAGATAACGAAAAAAAACTGAAGTGTTACTTAAATATCAATGCTTCTGGAAATAAACAAAAAAAAATAAACAATGGCAAGTTTAACAGGTAAAAAAATAAAAGATACTTATAAAGGTCTGATAAAAACTACTGATAACGCTGAGTTAGGCGCAAGTGCAAAAGAACTTACTGATGGTGATGGTAATGGTACGGGCGTTTCACTTAGTAATGATGGTCAGGTAACTGCAACGGGTACTGTTTCTTTTGGCTCTCTAAAAGACTCGGGAGAAGATATTACTGTTACTAAGTTTGTAGATGAATCTGATGGCATAGGAAACAACGACAATGACACTACAATACCTACAAGTGCTGCTGTAAAAGATTACGTTGATACAAATGTTACAGCCCAAGACTTAGACTTTCAGGGCGATAGCGGTTCAGGTGCAGTTGATTTAGATAGCCAAAGTTTAGATGTTGCAGGAGGCACAGGTATTGACACAAGTGCAGTAGACCAAACTCTGACTGTAAGCATTGATAGTACAGTAGCTACATTAAGCGACACGCAGACACTAGAAAACAAAACAGTAGACGCTGACAACAACACAGTATCAAACTTAGAAGTAGACAACCTTAAAAGCGGTGTATTAGACACAGACCTTACAAGTGTATCTGCAAGTGATGACACACTAGCTTCTGCAAAGGCAATTAAAACATACGTCGATTCTAATGTTACAGCACAAGACTTAGACATTACAGACGGCACTACAACTTCTGCTGTCGATTTAGACTCACAGACATTAACTATTGAGGGTACTGCAAACGAGGTTGAAGTAAGTCTTACAGACCAAACCTTTACAGTAGGATTACCCTCGTCTATTACAACGAACGTAACAGGCGACCTTATAGGAGACGTAACTGGAGATGTTACAGGTAACGTTACAGGTAATGTTACAGGAAATATAACTGGTAATGTTACAGGTAATGTTACAGGAGATTTGACTGGCGATGTTACTGGAGATTTGACAGGTAATGTTACAGGTGATGTTACAGGAAACGCAGATACAGCGAGTGCTTTAGAAACAGCTCGTACAATATCACTAAGCGGTGACGTAGCAGGTTCAGTATCTTTTGACGGTAGTGCCAACGCAGACATTACAGCTACAATACAAGCCAACTCTGTTGCTTTAGGCACAGACACCACAGGCGATTATGTAGAGAATCTAGGTACAGGCACAGGGGTTACAATAGGTAGCAATTCAGGCGAAGGTTCAAGCCCTACAATTAGCGTAGACTATGGTTCAAGTGCAAACACAGCAGTACAAGGAGATACATCTCTTACTATTCAAGGTACAGCAAATGAAATAGAAGTATCAGGTGGTGGTGTTACTTTAGGTTCAGGTGGTACTGTTACAGTAGGTTTACCTGATGACGTTTCTTTAGGTGGTAGTTTAACAATAGCACAAAACCTTACAGTCAATGGTACAACTACAACTGTAAACACAGATACACTTTCAGTAGAAGACCCACTTATTGAACTTGCAAGAGACAATAGTGAAAACAGCGTAGACGTAGGTTTATACGGAAAATACAGCTTAGATTCAGGAGTTACTACTAAATACTCGGGTCTGTTTAAAGATGCTTCTGACAGCGACAAGTTTAAACTATTTAAGGGCTTAGAAGTAGAGCCAACTGCAACAGTAGACACTTCGGGTACAGGTTACACCAAAGGCGACTTAGTTATTAATGACTTAGATGCTGTCGATGGAGTTTTTTCAGGGAACGTCGGCATAGGGACTTCGAGTCCTTTATCAATTTTAGATTTAGGTTCTAATTCAAACACATCACAAGAGATAAGCATCTCAGGTGGTCGTTCTACTTATGGGTATGATGCTGCAAAAGGTGCTTCAGGTGCTGTTGTGATTCAGGGAAGCGCAAATAAAGAAATACATTTTGAAACTACTGCTGACTCAGCAGACGTAATCATCGATTCTTCAGGCAACGTAGGAATAGGCACTTCGAGTCCGAGTGCTACTTTAGATGTATATAAAGACGATTCAACGGCTTATAATGCGTCGGATGATAACGCACAAAGAGGGAATGGGGCTACAATTGTTGCAAGAAATGAGAATGGAACAGTAAATTCATTTGCACAATTAGTTTTTGATACAGCAGGTACAAATCAATCTATTGCTCGTATTGTTGCTATTCGTACAGGAACTTCTTCTAATGATATGGCTTTTGTTGTTGAAGGAGGTAATACAAAGCGAGAAGCAATGCGCATCGACTCGGCGGGGAATGTGGGGATTGGAACGGATAGTCCTGACTATCCGCTTCATATTGTAGGCACTGACGGGATTGTTGCTTCTATGTCAAATGATTCTTCAAATACCAATAA